CACGCAAGGACGAGCGAGCAGTCCGTCACCTTATAGGCATCAGCGAACGCATCGAGGCTGAGAGGAAAGCTGATGCTCATTGGGCACCGAGCTTGTAGCCGCGGCGGAAGCCGTTGGTGGCGTGCTGGTCGATCAGGTTCGGCAACTGCTGCCGCCCCCAATCCGTCATGGCTCTCGCGATTTTGGCCTCAACGCCAATCTCCGCGCCCGTCGCGTCGATGTGGTTGTGGATCACGATGCCGCCATTGCCATTGGCCGCGCCATTGTTCGCCGCCATGCCGAGCATCGCCGCCGTCTTGCTGGCGTTGAACACCTGAGCGCCGCGGGGAAGGTTGATCAGTTCGGGGCCGTTCTCGCCGGCAACCGATAGGCCCCCGGGTGCGTAGTCCGTGCCGCTGGCGAAGTGCGGGAGCACGCTGCCGATGATGCCAAGGCCAGCCGTCTGCACCGGCGAGCCGACAGTGAACAGGCTCCCGAACAACTGCTGGAAGATCGAGTTCGTGCCGAGTTGGATCAGATGATCGGAAATCGATCCGAGAGCCTTGATCGCGTTGTCGGCGAGCGACTGCCAGACAGTCTCGCCATTGCGGATGTCGTCGAAAAACCCGGTGAAGAAGCCGCTGAACGTGCCCTGGTAGAACTGCATCTCCTGCGCCGCGGCTTTCTCAGCGGCGCCAAGCTGCCCGAAGTTGTCCTTGAGCTCCTTGGTGGCCTTGGCCGCCTTGGTCTGTGCATCGGTGAGGGCGAGCGCCTGCGACTTGGCCGAAATCTGCCCGAACAGACTGCCGGCGACATCGGGGCCGCCTTGCAGTCCGACCAGTTGCGCGGCACCGGCGTAGGGGTTGGCGACTTGGCCAAGGCTGATGTTGCCGGCGCTGCGAAGTGCCATTGCGCCGCCGGTGAACGCGCCACCCATTGGGCCGAGAGCCGCGCCCGTCTCCGCAAGGAACGCGACGACTTGCGCGCGGCTCTTGTTAAGAAAGTCCTCGGTCGCCTTGAGCGCGCCGTTGACCGCCTGCACCGACAGATCGGTCAGCGCCGCCGGGATCAGCGACCAGATTTGGGTGATGTGGTTCGCCCCGAACGAGAAGGTATTGATGATGCCGTTGACCGCTGTCTTGAAGGCTGGCGTGAGCCAGTCGACAAATTGCTGGAACCATCCGGCCGTCTGACCGATCGCCGGCTTGAGGTAGCTCAGCAGATCGCCGGCGATCACGCTGATCGTTGCCTTGAACACCTCGCCTAGGTTGACCTGCGTCCTGGCCGTTTCGTTGATCTTCGTGGTCAGGCCGGCAAAGATCGCCGCCACGCCGCCCGCCGCAATGCCGACCGTCGCAAGAGCCGGTGCCAGCGCGCGGAACGTGCCGAGCACGCCCCCGTTGCCCATCTGGAACAACGTGGCGATGCGGCCGCTTTCCATCGTGAAGATGCGCAGAGGATCGACGCCCTGGGCAAACATCGTCGCCAGTTCGCGCCCGACGTGCTGCAACTCGAGCATCTGCACTCGGTTGAGCGCCAGCGAGGCTGTTGCGTGTTCCGCCGACTTGGCGAAGGTCTCGACCTTCACGGCAGCATCGGCCATCGGCTTGGTCACGTTCGTGTCGATAGCCGAGCCAGTGCCGGACAACTTCGCCACTACGCCGCCCACCGCGTTCATCAGGCCGCTGCCACCCGACTTGGACAGCGCGCCGTTGATCCTCGCATCATACGCGCGGGTCAATGCTTCGGCCTTCGCCAGATCGGATTGCAGTTGACTTAGCGGCGCGCCGATCTGGACGACGAGATCGCCGGCGATGTTCGCACTGGCCTCGGCCATCATCTGTCCTTCGATTTGGTGAGCGCGCCGGGCCGGAACGCCGGCAGCTTTGCCGGGTCGTCATCTTCGGCCGATCCGAAAATCTGCCGGAGCATGTCGGTCTTGCCGCGATAGCCGACGAGAATAGCGTTCACATCGGCGGAGAGCGCCTGTTCCTCACTCCAGCCGAGCCAGCCCAAGGCGAACTCGGCCAGGCGGTCGTAGAACGCGGCCAGCGAGACTAGCTCGCCGTCCCCGGAGGGTTTCCGGTGTCGGTCGACTCCTCACCGGCCGGAGGTTTGCCGCCGTTGGCAAGGATCACGAGGTAGCGCACTACCGGCTCAACCAGCGTGGCGATGCCCTGCGACCAAGCGCGATTGGCGATATCGTCCACTGCCTTGGCGTCGGTCTTGTTGGCGCCGAGCGCGATGGTCGAAACGATAGTGTCCACGTCGAGCTTACCGACGCGCGCGATTGCCTCGGTCAGACCACCCGCTTGACGTGACAACTGCTGCGCCGCCCGCAAGGTCGGCTTGAGGGTGATCGTCTCGTCGCCCAGGACGATATCGACGTTGCCGATGCCGAGGGTCAAAGCGTGACTCCCGGCTCGGTGATCTTGAGCGCCAGTACCGTGGTGGACTTGGCGAGGCCGAGCAGAGCCACGTTATCGCCCGTTGTCAGATCGGCCTCGGGCATGATGCCGCCGGCCGTGCCGCTGAGGTAGTAGCGGCTGCCTGCGGTCAGCGAGCCTCCGACGGTGATATCGCCGGAGGTCTGCACCGCAACGGGCTGACCAGAAGCGGCGCCATTGAGCGCAATTCCGCCCGGGTGCGTTGTGCCGCTCCCATTGGCATCGGCCAGCTTCCACTTGCCGGTTGCCGCGTCCAGATAGACGACCTGGCCGGCGGTGATCGCGGCGCCGGCGATGCCGTGGACGACGACGGCGTTGCCGCCCTGAAGGACGCTCGTCGCGGTGATTGAAATATCGGACATGGATCAGCCCTCCCTTAGGCCAGGACGAGGTACTCGCCGTAGTTATTGGAGAAGCTGAACTTGCGCTTCATGACGTTGTTCGGGCCGGTGCCGTTGACGCGCGAGAACGCCATCACCGGGCCGCGGTAATAGGCGGTGTCGCCGTTCGGCCATGCGATCTTGAAGTTGTATTCGTCCTGCACGCCGGCGGCGGCCGCAGCCTTCACTGCCTGCTGCCCGGAGTCGGTCGACACCTCGCCCATGGTGATCTCGACCGTGCCGCCGTCGCTCGAGCCCTTGAGGTGTTCGGTGCGGCTATCGGCGAGGCCGGTGAACGCCACATCAGCGGCGGTATCGCCGAAGTCGTTGAGCGTCTCGGTCTTGGCGATCGCGGTGTAGGTATCGGCCGCAAATGCGGTTTTGGCCGAGCTGTCGGACGTGAAGTCGATGGCGGCCGTGGTGCCGATGGACACGACGGTGCCGGCAAGGCTGTAGAGGCCCATGGTAGTCTCCTGTGTTGGGCGGGGACCGGCGGCGCCGGATTACGAGAGGCGGATCGTCAGCGTGACAAGGCGATGCACCGAGGCATCATCATCGGTCGGCCCGACGATTGGTCCGGTGGCGACGATATCGAGCACCGACCAGCCATCGACCGATAGGTTCTTCGGCTGCCGGTGGAACAGGTCGCGCACCTTGAGCGCGATGCTGTCGCAGACGCGGGTTTGGTTGACGTTCCCGGTCGATGTGTTCTGCCCGAAGATCGAAATATCGCGCACGACCTCGAGCACCGGATCGGCGATCAGGTCTTGATCGGAGCGCGTCACATCCCCGGCGGTCAGCACCATCGGATAGAGCGCATCCGAGGGAACGGGCCGGTTGGTGAAGATCGAACTCGATCCCTGCCATTGCCCGAGCAACGCCACGATATCGCTGTTGCCCGATAAAGCCGCGTATAGAGGCGCGGACAGGTCGGGGGATGATCTGCCGCCGAAAGTCACGAATGCGTCTCCACGGTCAAATTTGAGGGCCTAGCCGCGATTGTGGTCAGGCGTCGTCAAGAACGATGCGAACCTTGCCTGTCACCGTCTCGACCAGCAGCTCATCGCCGTCGTCGTTGAGCCGGAAGCGATTGGTGATCTCGTCCACCGCGTAACGGCGCACCCAGCCGCCCTCTTCATCGACCGCGATAACCCGCGAGGTCTCGACACCATCGAGAAAGATGCGCGGCGTCTTGCCCGCGATGCGAACGTCGACCCACTGCTGATAGCCGGGCTCGCCTTCGTTGATGCTCAGTCTCATGCTGGAACGTCCGTCAGTTCACCGTTGTGCAGGAAGCCGTGATAGCCCTCGATGGCAATCGATCCTGCGCCGGCGGCGCAGGTCTTGCCGTTCTTGTCGACGTGCAGCTTCTCGCCGACAGTGCCGTGACGCACCCAGCAGCGATGATCCTTATCCTCGGGCATCGTGCAATTGCTCGCCCTGCCGTCGATCAGCCACGAGTGACCGCCCGGCAGGCGACAATAGATGCTAAGGCCATCCGGGCCGCAGTAACGCGACGGCGCGCCGCCATTGACCCACAGCGCACCGACCGGGAGCTTGTCGCCGTTGCAAATCTCACCGGTGTCGAGCCGACGCATGATCGGCGTCGACACACCGTCACGGTCGGTCGGCGCATAGTCGCCGGTGTATTCCCACCATGTGCAGGTGACGTTCATTTCAATGCCCTTCCGATTTCCTCGGCAATGTCCTGCCGTGCCGCATCACGCTTGTTGACGAGGGCTGGGCGCATAAAGGGCCTCGGCGCCATCTTGGCTGAACCGTACTCGAGAAACTGACTATACGCGGTCCCCGCGTTGACATTGCCAGTCAACGCCGCCTCATCGACTGACGTGGTAATGCTGGCCATCAACTGCCCCGTGTCTGGCGCTGGAGGTTCCCCTGGCCCCGATGCCCTATGGGCAACTCCGCGCCGGACATATGTTCGCCCGCTGCGGGGAGAATTGTTCATTAAACTCACGGCCTCGTTGGCCACGTCCTCGACGCCACGGTTGAGACCTTGCACCGTGGCCGCGCGGATCGTCTCGGTGACGCGGGAGCCGAACCACTGCACGCTCATGATGCCGGCGCCTTGAATGCCTGGCAATCATAGGTGGCGTTCGCCGGATCGCGGGCGATGTTCCTGATCTGGTACGTCACGCCGCCCAGCGTCACCTTGTCGGCAATAGCCGGCGCGGCATCGCAGAGCCCGGCAATGAGGATGATCCGCGTATCGGTGGCAGGGATACCCGCGGCCGCGATCATGATGGCGCTGTAGGTGTCGAGGAAGCCCTGCACCGCCGCCGTTGATGTCGTGTAAATCGGGTCGCCGTAACTGTCGCGCCCGGTGACCGTCGTCTTCTGCAGCGTGCCGGTCAGCAGCAGGCCGGCTAAGCCGCCCGCGATCGCGTCGGCAATGTCGCCATCGAGCAGGCCCATGTCACGACGCCTTGCGGATCAGGTAGCGCTTGCTGCACCTGCAGTTTATCCGAGTCTCGGCCGGTGCAGCGGGATCGCCCGGGTAACGAAGATGATTGCCGAGCCCGTCGACGAAGGTCTGCCCGAACGGGACAACCTGCCCGTCCATGGATGCGTGCCAATCACGCTCGCGGCCATCGAGGATGGTCCGCCATTGCGTGTCGACCAGATTGCCCGACACCGCCCCGCTCGCCACCACCTGGCGCATGTGTTCGTCGCGCCCGGCATTGATCGCGGTCAGCGCCTCGGTGCGGCCAATGGCTTCACCGCGATACCTCAATGCCCGGTTGCGGAACGCCCGTACCATCGGGTCGATCTGTTCTGAGGTCAGCGGCTTGTCGGCATCGAGCGCGGCCCGGATCGAACGGTCGAAGCGCCGATCCCTCAGATTGTACGTCAGCGCCTTTGCGTCATTGGCCCGTAGCGCCGCCTCAAAATTTGCCGCCCATTGCTCCTGGCTGGCCGTGAGGCCGATCAGTCCGCCGTCGCGAGAGCCGGACGGTCCGATGCGCCCAACAATATCCAGCGCGATCTGGCGCGGGTTTGTGCCCTGCCCGACTTCCCGTGAAATCACATCTCGGAGCATCGTCACCTGATCGTCGACAATGCCGCGCACCAGCGACGCGCCGTGATCCTTGATCCACGCCGCGGCCTGCGGGTTGCGCGCATCGAACGAGATCGAGATCGGGAAGCCCTCGGCATCCCGGATCACCGGCAGCTCGCGGTTTGCTCCGCCACCACCAGCCGCGAATGCCGCTTCAACCTCGTCCAGCAGCGGATTGAACGCCACCGGATCAACGCCGAGCGCGCGGATCACGCCGGGCACGTCATGCTGTTCCAGCTTGGAGATGACCGTTCGGAGCGTCACGCGCGAGCGGATCGAGGCGAAGGCGGCAAGGAACACGTCGCGGACGCGGCTCGCGAACTCGTCGAGCTGGTCGGCGAAACTCTGCGGCTGGGACGGACGATAGAGCATCAGGCCCTCGAGGCGTGGCCGGCCATCGTCGAGTCCGGCGTGAGCAAGGCGCTCAGTGCCTGCCGGATGGCGTGATAGACCGTCTGCGTCGGCGCGTTGCCGTCGTATTCGATGGAGACCGAGCCGGCCTTGAGCGTCCGAATGGCGTTGCCGCGCTTGAGGTCGGGCGCGAGGCAGCCGGGAGACGCCAGTTCGCGCACCGCGCCCTCGCAGGTCGCATGGACGATCTCGACGGGGATTTGGCTCGATGTGATCTGGTCGTATTCGTAGAGGCCGTACCCGTACCCATAGCCGTAGCCGTACCCGCCGAGCTGGCCGAAGGGCATGTCGCCTGCCTGCGGGGTGTAGTAGTAGGCGCCGGTGCGTGGCCATTCGAGCGCCTGGGCGCGACGGTGCGTACGGTAGCCGGTGAAGCGCAGGCGATAGCGGTTGTCGATCGCCGCCGTGGCGCGGCGCAGGGCAGCCTCGCAGGCGGCATTGTCCGTCGTCGGAAAGCTGAGCGCGCGATCGGTCGCGTAGGTGGCGCAATCGGCCACCGACACATAGCTGTCGGCGTTGGCGAGGCCGGCGCCGTCTTCAACGGTCAACATGCCCGATGCTCCGGATAGTTCTGCCGCGGCTGCGACAGAATGCGCTCATGCGACCATCCCCGCTGAAGCCGGTTTTTGATTGTCGTGTAGGGCAATCCTGTTGCTGCCGAGAGTTGCATAGGCGACATCCCGGCAATCCTCGGCGTGTTGCGCCGGTTGTTCGCCTGCTCGGCCGGCGTAGCCCACCGACAATTACCAGGCTCGTAATCGCCGTCGGGGTTTGGGAACCGGTCAAGCGAGTGAGCCGATGACGGTCGCGGCCCCATGTCATCGAGGAATGCTTCGAAACTATTGCGCCACCTGTCGCAGACTTTTACGCCGACGGCACCATAGATCGGCCACTGCTGGGCATTGCGATTTTCGCACCGATAAATCGCGTTTGCCCAAGCGCGATATTCTGCCGTGTCCTCAAGCCCATGCGTGACCATAAACCGGCCGGTTGTTTCGTGTTTTTCGCCTACACGAATTCTCATCAGTTCACCGAGACGGTTTCGAATTGCGTTAGGTCGATCGCCAGCCAGTGATCGGCATCGAGTTCGGCGACTGCGGTGACCGCTTCCGCCGGATCATCCGTCTCATCGCCGAAGGCGTCGAACATGTTGGTGATCGGGCATACATCGCCGCGGTCCGTCAGTACGAAGCGCTGACAGCGGTTGACCGCGACGACATCCACCACGGTTATTCCGCCGACCCCGCGCGCTTGGCGACTTCGGCCGCGATGATCTCGCTGGCCTTGTCAGAGGTGATCTCTTCGTCACCACCGACGAGGTTACGGGCCAGGGCAACGCGCTGCTTCCAATGCAGCGTCTGCCAGTTCTCGGGAATGACAACCTCGGCGCCAGGCGGCACATAGAGTTCGTGGATCGCCGGGTCGAAATTCTCTTCCTCGATGTCGACGAAATCGCCCTGCGAGGCCGGATGCGTGGACTTGATGCGGACTTCCGCCATGGTGAATCTCCAAAGATCGGATGAAAGCGGAGGCCGACCGAAGCCGGCCTCGCCAATTGGCCGGCCTTAGCCGAGCAGGATGCCGATGTGCTCGGGCTTGACCGCCGCAACGCCCCAAGCCAGCGAAACCTCGTACTGGATCTGGCGGTACTGCGGATAGATCGCGACTTCGAACGAGAGGCCGCTTTCCGGGTCGGTGATGATGGTCCGGTCGCGGGCAAGGTCGCCCTGCGGCGGAATCGCCGGCACGCGGGTCGCAAGTGCAATCGCCGAGCGGGCGAAAGCCAGGTTGCGCGCCGAGGTGCCGATCGTGGTGATGGTCTTGGCCGATGCCGGGATGGCCTGGCGCAGACCAGGAGCCGCGATGGTGATCGTGCCGCCGTTCGACACATCCGTATCGCCGGAGACCACAACGTACTTGTTGTTGGTATCGCCGGAGATGGTGATCACGTCGCCGGCAACGATGGTGCCGGTACCAGCCGAAGCGAGGCCGATCGAGGTAGCACCAACCGCATAGCCGGCGGTATCGGTCGTGCCGCTGGCATTGGTGCCCGCGGTCGCGGTCTTAACCTGCGCGGACTCACGCATCGCAAAGCCGTTGACGTCGAGCAGGACGCCACGACGCAGGAGCGTGGTGTCGCCCGCTTCGTTGGCCTTGGTCAGCTGCGTGTTGCTGCGCATGTTGGCGCCGGCCGAGGTGTTGAACACCATCTGCAGGTCGCCCATCGGCGCGCCGTTATCCGCGAGGATTTTGCGCATCTGGGCGGAGTCGCCAACACCCGACGCGAACGGCGCGGTGCCGGCCGTGCCATAGGCGCGCGAGGCGTAGACGTGCAGCGCGGCGAGGTCGGCTTCGGCTTCGTTCACCAGCGCACGCATGGCCTGGGCGAACTGGTCGCGCAGGATCACGTTGTAGCTGGCGCCGTTGTTGTCGAGACCGAGCTTCTCTTCGCCGTTCCAGCGGATCGGCACGCGGCGGGCCTTGGTGATGGTCATCGAGACCGAGCCGATGGTCTGGTCGCCATCGTCGGGCGGCGTCACGCCGGGGGTGACGTCGCTGGCCGACGCGGCCGGCGCGACCGGCGAGCGGACGGTCTGGCCGACGGCGGCACGGTCATAGGTCATGTCCGCCGACACGGCGGGGATGAAACCGACCAGCTCACGGGACACCACGTCCAGCGCATTGTAGATGGTCGGAATCAGGTTCGTGAGCGTGTTGCTCATGCGAAGACTCCAGGGATGGGGTTGAGGTGAGTGGTCGCGAGCACCGCTCGCAGGGGATCATCCGATCCGTGCACCGAGCCCCATCCAGGGCGTCCGGCTGTAGTCGATCGTTGCGGGTCGCGTGGTTACGCGGCCGATTCCGTAATGGTGAACCCGTCGCGCATCTTTCCAGAGCGCTCCATCGGGTTGAGTGCTTCGAAGGCCTCGCGCGAGATCGTCTTCGCGCCGCCCTTGCCGCCGTTGCCGGGCTTGCTTCCGCCGCCCGACTGGTTGCCGCCCTTGAGGATGTGATCCTTGAACGGATAGGCGTTGACCATGCTTTCGACGGCTTCATCGAAGTTCGCGAGTTCGCCAGGCCGGGCTTCGGAATATAGCTTCTGGCCGTTGGCGTCATAGCCCACGACCTTGCCGTCCTCGACCTTGAGGCGATCGCCGAACATGGTGCGCACGAGGTCGACACCGGCTGGCGTCAGCTTATCGGCGGCATATTTGGACTGGCCGAAGGCATTGCCGATCACGGCCTTGTTGAGTGAGCCGGTCAGATCGCCGATGGTCTTCTCCGACGTGGCGAGCTTGTCGGCATATGGCTTGATCGCAGCCTGAATGGCCGAGTCCATGTCGCCGGCCTCGACCAGCTTCTTGGCGTCGATCTTGCTCAGCTTGTCGATGGCATCGCGCGCCGTCGCGGCGTCGAGCCCCTCGAACACCTTCAGCTTGGTTTCGGCGGCTTCCTTGCCCTCCCGGTGCGTTTTGGCTTCGCCGTTGAGGCGGGAGATCGTCGCCACGGTGCCGGGCGCATCGAAGGCAATCTCCTTGTCGCCGTCGATATAAACCGGCTTGCCGTCCTGAACTTCGGCGAAGGTCTTCCCGTCAACCGTGACGGTCTTCAAAGTCATGGGCATGGTTGGTCTTTCTGGGCATCCGCCCGGCTATGGCGCATCCGCGCCGTGGCGCCCGCGTTCATCCGATTGCGGGCGGGTTAGTCGTCGGCCGGCTTGTCCTCGGCCTTGATTGCCAGGTCGACCTGCTGCGGGCTCGCCTTAGTCGTAAGCGACCTCGGCCGATCCGTCGGCTGCACCAGTTCGCCGGTGATCGGATCGATCGCCGCCTCTGGCTCGAGACCTTGCGTCTCTTCGGCGATGCGTTCTTCCTCGGTATCCTCGTCGAACTCGTCCGACAGGATGCCACGGCGCTTGAACTCGCCTCGGACCGTCTTCTTGCTCAGGATGCCTTGCGATACCGACTTGATGAGCACTTCCGGCTGGCCGGTATCGTCGAGGTCGACGGCAAAGTCGGTGTGGATCAGCACCTCGGTCGTGTCGGTGGTGCCCAGCCACTTATTGGTCAAGGTGAAGCAGCGTTCAATGGCGTCCTGGAACAGGATGGCCCAGGCCTGCACGGCCGAGCTGGCTTTCTTCGACACGTTTGCCGTGGTGATCACGGTCAGGTTCGCCTCGGTCAACGGCTGCATGCCGAGATCGCGCATTTCCTTGCGGAAGGCAGCCAGGCTGTCCTCGAGGAACTTGAGCGATGTCGCGCCAGGCTCGATGAACTTGACCGAAGCATTGCCGCCGCCGGCATTGGAGCCAGGGAACAGCACTGTGCGCGGACCGACCGGAACGATGACCTTCTTGCCATCATCGTCAACCGGCTGCGTCGATCCTTCGAACACCAGCATCGGAAAGGCGGTCAGGTTCTTGGCGGTCTTGAGGTTCGATTCCTGCTGGAACTCCTCAATCTGCATGTAGGCCAGGTCGCGCAGCGGCGGCTCGACCTGAAACGACATGCCGATGCGCTTGCCGAGGAACACCGGCACCAGCGGGATTACCCCAATGGTATAGGTGCCGGTCGAGATCGGCACCCACACGTCCTTGCCGGCGGCATCCCGCTGCTTCTCGAACACGGTCCAGATCGGCGGACCGAATGTGCCATCGGCGATCTCGGCCCGGTCGATGACCCGAACGCGCTCGACCGTGATCTCGCCGTACTCATTGCGCACCGTCGCGGCTTCGTCGATCCGGACGTGCGTCAGAACCTCGACGCCGTTCTCGAACTCGCTATAGGCAGCGATCACCTTCGTCGCCGGCAGGAACACCCAGAACGGGCGCAGGCCCATCTCCTGCTCTTGCGCCTGCGAGCGCGCGCCTTCATCGGCATCCTCGATGCCGTCATTGGCCGAGGGATAGTCGACGAGGATCCACGTCAGGCCGTGGTCGATACCGTCCTGGAACGAATTGGAGGCGAACACGTGCAGGTTATTGCCCTGCCCGTCGACATCATCGACGAAGCCACCAGTGCGGTTGTCGGATGCGGCGTCGATCTTGCCAACGATGGCCTCGCTGCTCTTCTCGTCGACCGTCAGCTGCTTGGCAAACGGCTTGGAGGCGAGATTGCGCGAGATGTCGGCGTAGATGTTGGTCAGCGGCGCCCAGGCGACGCGATTGGCATAGTCCTTCTGCGTCTCGTTCTCGAACCGCGGCAGGTAGAGGCTGGCGTGATTGCGTAGCGCCTGCGCCCCGCCGAGGATGGTGTCCACCATCTGCCAGAAGCCGGCCATCGAGTTGTAGTCGGACGATGGCGTCTTGGGCGACGAGGTGTTGTTGGTCGGAACCGGCAGGTCTTCAGCCATCAGCTTTGTCCGTAGGTTCCAAACGACATGCCTTGACTGCGGGTCAGGCGACCGAACGCGCCGCTCGAGGCGTCAACCTGGTCTTTGAACGAGCCGCCCGGGAACAGGCAGAGCTCGTCGAGATAGTCGGTATTCCAATCGCCCTTGACCAAGTACACGTTGCCGGCCTCGCACTGGTTGGCGAACGGCTCGGCTCGCGTTTCCTTGTCGCCGGTCTCAGGCTCGGCCCTCACTATCCAGCCGGCCAGCATGGCGATCATGTCCGCCTTCTGCACCTTGCCGGCCTGGCCGGGATCCTGCGGCAGGCTGATCTCGACGCTGCGACCGTCCGTCTCCGCTGTGCCTTTGATGAGCCTGCGGACTTCACCGCCCTCTTCTTGGGTCTTGACGACGTGGCCAACCACATACCGGCCATCCGGCGTCCGACCGAGCTTTACGCCCGCTGTACGCGCCGCAGTGGTCTTCTTGGTGGCCGCCAAGTCCCAATGCCGCACCCATCGGGTGCCCTCAGGCGCCGCACCGATGATCTTGCCCTCGAACCAGTGGCGCTTGAACATACCGCCCTCACGAGCGGTTGGGCGCTGCTGATACTGGCCGGCCCACGAGTAGGCCGAAACAGACTTGAGCTTGTCGACTGCGGCGCGCGGGAACCGCTGCGGGTCCATCAACTCGCCGTCGTAGTCGCGTGGGTCTCGCCAGATGGGCGTGATGCACCGTCGCTCGGGTTCGAACTCCATCGGGATCATCAGGTGCGTGAACCCGAGCTTACGGGACAATACTGCGCCCGAAAGATCGCCTTCGTGCAGGCGCTGCATCACGATCACAATGGCCGACTGCATCTGGTCATTGACGCGGTTCAACCCGCCCTCGAGGAACCGGCGCACCGCCTTCACTCGCTCGGTTGGGCTCTCCGCGCCGTCGAGGCTATGCGGGTCGTCGATAATGAACCGATCGCCGCGCTTGCCGGTAATGGACGCGAAAGGGACGCCTTCACGGGTGCCGGTTGCCGTGTTCGCGAAACTCGTCTCGCCCCTGCGAGCAAAGCCGATGCTCGGCCAGAGCATCCGGAACCAGTCCGACGCGATGAGATCGCGCGTCTTGCGCGTGTCGCGCTTGACGTTCTCCTCTTCAAAAGAGCTCGTCAGATATCGTGTCGCAGGCAGACCACACGGGCCCCATTCCCACGCCTGCCACATCACCGAGACAACGGTCGACTTCGACGACCCAGGCGGCACGTTCATCACCAGCCATGGTGGCAGCCGGCCGGTGGTGATTGCCTCGAGGTGGGCGCACATCGCGTCCAAGTGCCAGTTCCAAACCAGCGGCTTGGTCGGCTCTAGTACATGCCAAGCCTCGCGCACGAAGCCGGCGAGCGTCTTGCAGCGCTCCCGAATAAGGTCCGCATCACGGGCAATGCGCTGGCGCTCGGCTTCGGCCTGCCTACGCTTCCGCTCCTCGCGGATCGCCCTCATCATCATCGCCGGCGGTACCGGCAAGCGGACCGAAGAGAGCTTCGAGGCGGTCGAGGTCTTCATCGGTGGCGTTGGTCAG